AAGTCTCAGACATTATCAACTATCACGCCGCACCAGTAACAATCATCACAGGTGCTAAGGCTTCGCAACTAGAGCGTGGTCCTAAGAAGGTATGGGCAGGTCTGCCTAAAGACGCAAGTGTGTTTAACCTTGAATCACGTGGTGAAATGGCTGGCGCTTTAGAGTACGTCAACATGCTGAAGCGTACTATGCACGAAATCACAGGTGTTCCTGAGACTGCATTGGGGCAGGCACAACCAGTATCTAACACATCGGGCGTTGCTTTGGCTATTCAATACCAGCCAATGATGAACCGCTTTATGATGAAAAAGATTCATTTTACAAAGGGTCTTGAGCGTCTAAACGAAATCATTATTCGTACTGCGGCTATTTTCCGACCAGAAATGTTGATGTACGACCCAAGTCAAGCAGCACCATTAGAGCGAGATAACCTCCCACAACTAGACCCATTTGACCCTGTTACCTACAAAACAGAGGTTCACTGGCCTGAGCCACTGCCTGTTGATGTACTTATTAAACTTAATGAAGTACAGTCCAAGATGGCGCTTGGGCTTGAATCTAAGCGTGGCGCTCTCCGAATCCTCGGTGAAGAATTCCCGAACGAAAAGATGCTTGAAATCTTTGAAGAATTAATGGACGACGCCTTAGACCAAGGAGCCTTGGACATGCTCCGCTCGCAGATTGGTCAGGCGGTAATGATGGCAACAGGAATGCTCCCAGCAGAGGGAGGTCCACAGCCAGCAAGCGCAGGTGGTTCTGATGTATCATCTGCACAGGGTTCTTCAGGACCAATGCCAGGAACGGCAATAAATCCTGTAGAAGCCGATTTGATGAATCAATTGGTTAGCAAGACCTACGGTGCTCGTTTTGCACAACGTAGAGTCCCAGACGAAGAATAATAAAGAACATTAATTAAGCCCTAATAAGCCCAACTAACGAGGTAGTACATATGAGTAGCAAGAAGAATGCCCCTGAAGGGGATGTAGTCCTATTTGAAGAAGCAGCACAAGAAGTAAGTAATCAAGTGCCTGTTTCAAAAGAAACACCAACATTCACTCCAGATGATGTTGAGAAAATCCGTCAGCAAGAAAAAGACAAGATGTACAAGCGTCTTGAAGATGCTGACAATCGTGTAAAGAGCATGGAACAGCAGATGGCTGTTATCTCCGCAGAGCGTGAAGAAGCCATCAAAAAGGCTGAAGAACAGGCTCGTAAAGAGGCTGAAATCATTCGTCAACGTGAAGTTGAAGAACTCTCTGCTAAGGAACTTCTCCTTAAGCGAGAGGATGAATTCAACGAGCGAATCAATTCTTTGCAGAATGACTGGCAGTCTCGTCTAGATGCTATTGAAGCAGAGCGTCAGGCTTCTGCTGCTTTGCTTGAAAAAGAGCGTGAGCATCAGCAACTAATCTCTTACCTACAGCGCCGTGTGCAGGAAGAACAGGAAACAATCATTCCTGAACTTCTTGACCTCGTTGCTGGAAATACGGTAGAAGAAATTGAAACCTCAATCGGCGTACTTCGTGAACGAAGTTCTGCTATTCTGGAATCAATCCAACAAGCGTCTTCGCAACAGCGTGGAAACTTGAGGGGGGCGCTGGTAACAGCACCCGCCGTTGGGCCAATGGAAACTCAATCGGAGCAGCAAACGTTGACAGCGGAAGATATCCGCAATATGTCCATGGAACAGTACCAAAAAATGCGTGACAGGCTCTTAAACGCACGTTCTTCTAGGGGTCGTTTCTAACACGGTGTTAGAAACTCTAGTAGAATTTACATACAACCAATAACCCTTTCCTACGGAGGAAAAAACACATGGCATATCCAGGCCCAGCAGGTGGTTCTATCACTGGTGCAGACCTCTCGTCAATTACGACGACTGGCTACTCAAGTGATTCAACACTTTCACCTGCAATTCAAACAATCTGGTCCAAGGAAATCTTGTTCCAGGCAATGCCCGTTCTGCGCTTTGAGCAGTTCGCAGTAAAGAAGACCGAACTTGGTGTTATGCCAGGTTTGACCATCAACTTCATGCGTTATAACAACCTTGATGTTGCTGCAAACGGTTCAGAACTTGTTGAAGGTGTCCGTATGGACCCAACAGCATTGTCAGCATCGCAGATTCAAATTACGGTGAAGGAACAGGGTAAGTCGGTTGCAGTAACTGAACTTCTCTTGAACGCATCGTTTGATGACGTTATGGCATCGTCCAGCCGTTTGCTTGGTCGTCACATGGCACAGTCCATGGACGTACAGGCACGCAACACGCTGTACGCCGCAGGCGTTCCATTCGGTGGTGGAGCAGCAGTTGCTCCTTCAGTAGTCTTTGGTCGCAAGACCAACGGTTCTACCCGTGGTTCAATCGCACCTTACGAGTACTCGGCAGCAGGTTCGGCTTCGGCTCCTGGCTACCTCTCACCAGCAACCATTAAGGACGCTGTTGAAGTACTTGCAGGTCAGAACATCCCACGCCTTGGCGACACCTACGTTTGCTTCGTTCACCCATCACAGAGCCGTTCGCTCCGTGACTGGCCTGAATTCATTGAAGTAACGAAGTATGCCGCTCCTGGCAACTTCATGCTCGGTGAAATTGGTCGCATCTACGACGTAGTATTCATTGAAACCACCCAAGTACTTAAGGGCGGTACGAACATTGTTGACTTGGCTCCAGGAACTTCTGGCTACCAGGACCCAACAGCAACCTCGTACAGCGCAATTATGATCGGTGACAACGCATTCGGTCAGGCAATTGCCTTGCCAGTTGAACTCCGTGACGGTGGCGTCATTGACTTTGGTCGTGAGCATGGTCTCGCTTGGTACGCAATCTGGGGCTTCGGTGTAATCACCGCAGAATCCCGTGTGATTTTGAACACCAAGGGTGGAGCAATTAACGACACCTTCTAATCTTTAGAGGTTAGAATCAAGGGGCGATGGTGGTGTAAACTACCATCGCCCCTTTAGTATTACCCGTACAACACTAGGAGAAAACATGACAAAGAAAACTAATCAATTTGCTGAACCAATTGAAGAAGCAGAAGAAATTGCAGTACCTGTTCCTGAAAAAGGAAGCGACCTTAAGCAAGCACGTATCAAGGGAACTTGGAACATGTACTGGGGTGGCAAAGTGTATAATTTTGTGGATGGTAAAACGTTTAACATTCCACAGGAATTGTTTGACCATCTGAAGAATTACGGAAATATCTACGACACTCTGTAAGGAGTAACATGCCTGGGTTTACAATCCCAAACGCCCCAGATACAGACAAATCTGGTTTAGACCAATCCGAACCAGACCGTCTTGATTTTGAGATATTAGGCAATCGCCGTAGAGGAATTGTTAGTGGTTGTGCAGTAACGGCATCGTCAGGTAGCACTGTTTCAGTTTCGTCTGGAACGGCCTACCTGAATGATGCTTTTTACGCCGTTTCTGCTAACGCTGCTTTGGCGCTAACTGCGGCTCCATCTACTGGAAACCGTTTTGACCTAGTGGTTGCTAGGTTGGCTACTGGAACAGTTACCGTTACGTACATTACTGGTACAGCAAGTACAACAAACCCAACTTTCCCAACAATCACTGACAACGATGTTGTTCTTGCTGCTATCTACCGAAGGACAAGTCAATCAATTGTGTCAAATGACATTATTGATAAGCGCACATTTGTTCCTTCACAAGCAACTCTTTCAATTGTAAATGCCGATGTAAACGCTTCAGCAGCAATTGCTTATAGCAAACTAAACCTTGCAAGCAGCATCACATCAGCAGACATTGTTAATGGAACTATTGCTACAGCAGATATTGCTGATAATGCTATTACCACTGGAAAACTTGCTACTGGTGCTGCACAGGCTGGATTTAGGTCTGTAGCAAACCAACAAACAGGAACGACCTACACACTAGGGCTAAGTGATTTAGGTGGGATGGTAGAACTTAGTAACACCTCTCCAATCACTGTTACAGTGCCACTAAACAGTGCAGTTGCTTTTGCAACTGGTGACCGCATTGATTTGTTACAAACCAACACAGGTCAAGTAACCATACAAGGCGCTTCAGGAGTCACAGTAAACTCAGAGAGCAGTAAGACTAAACTTAATGGTCGTTGGGCTGCCGCCACGCTAATTAAGCGTGATACAAACACTTGGGTCCTTATCGGAAACATTGTAGTGTGATATATGATTCCTGGAATCGTTTCTGCTTCAGGAGCAATTGGGCTTGATACTCCTACACTAAGTACTGCGTCATCTGCTTATGGTGGATTTTCGTTTACTATTACAAACTATGACTCAACAGTTACTTACGTAATAAGTACAAACTCAGGAAGTATTGCTCGCACATCAGGAACCATTACGGTTAGTGGATTAACTAATGGGTCATCAGCGACTGCATCAGTGTACGCAACTAAGATTGGGTACTTAAACTCATCTACTGCAACTAGGGCTGGCTCTGCGTACCCAACGTGTACATATGGGTATTCATACACCACAACAGAAGGTGGTAACTGTGGGACATGTGGTATTTTTGGCGGTGGACAACCTAGTTCCATTTCTTGTTACGACATTCTTCACTATGTTGCAAGTAACCCAACGTGTATGCAAGGTTCTACGGTAATTACAAGCGAATACACTGCCATAGGTGGCTGGTACACTT